TATTCGCTATGCACCGCAGCATGTGTATCTTTGTCCATTTCCTGGCTACATGTAGGGCAGATCTTCTCGACAGAACTTGCTAAAACTTTATCTAAACGAACAATCGTCCTAGATGAATCAGTAACATCCTTTTCGAGCCCGCTTAATTCTTTAGCAAGAGATCTATACTCAGCAGTTAAATCTTCAACTTCTTTCTTAGACTTGTGTAAAGCAATTTCATCATCGATATTAACATTAAGTAGTTCTAAGATAGATGCTTGAAGTTTATCTATCCTTAGCGACTTCGCGCTATCCCACGCCTTGGACTTTGCCTCAAGCCCTGTAATATTCTGTTCAATCCTTTTATTAGCCTCCGTTGCCGCCGTAATTCTAAATTCCTCTTCTTTGATTTCATCTTTTGTTATCCTTGCTTCTTCTTTAAGCTTGTCTGCTTTTTCAGAGAGTTTGGTAATGCCTAAGAGCTGCTCAATTATAATTCTTTGATCATTTGTTTTTAACGCAAGGAAAGGTTCTACGTATGTGTTAAGGGCTACCAAGTGACTAAAAAGGTCATGCGAAATGCCAAGTATTAATTCTATTTCTTTTTGTGTATTAGAATTTTCACCTTGTGCCTCATCTGTCTTTTCACCATCATCTTGTTCTGTGCCATCTTTAATAAACTTAAATATATTAGGCTTTCTACCACGTATAATTTTATATTTTTGCCCATGCACTTCAAAATCGACTGTAACAACCATATTCTTTTGGTTTGTGGCATTAATTAGATTATCTTTTCTGATCTTTGTTAATGCCGCACCAAACAATCCATAAGATAATGCATTTACAATTGCCGATTTACCAACTCCGTTACGATTATCGTTGCCGCCTAGATCTAAATTTTCACCCAGAACCAAAACTAAATCAGTGCCGTGAAAATTAATACTCTGAACAACATTACCGATACTTAAGAAATTCTTAATTGTTATTGAATTGATTACTATCATAGATTATTATATATTTCGATGAACTTATTAATTTCAAACTTTGAATCATTATCTAACGTGTTTAGACATTCGATAACAATTTGATCCACTGTTTTTAGTGTAATATCACCCGTAAATTCCTTAGTTAAATCATCATTGGGGTTTCGAATAAGCTTAAACTCTCTTACGCTATACTGAGACATAAATGTTTCACGTAAAAAAGCTGCTTCTTCGTACGTTATGTCGATGTCTAAAGTAACTTGAAGATATGTTTTAGGTTTAAGATAGATATCTGGATTAGCTAGTAATGCCGCTAAGTTGATACTTATAAAGCGCGGTCCACCTGTATAATCTAAGAACTCTGGTTCCTTATCCCATTCTAAATACATGGCACCACGTTCAAAGTCCCAAACATCGCTGTAATTATGTCCGAAAGGATTACCAATATAAGTAACCTTGCCTTTTGTTTGCCGTAGGTGAAAGTGTCCAGAGAACACGTAATCCTGATGTTTGAAATGTTCTGCATTGATGCCACCGTGATCGGGCATCTCGACTTGAGCATTCATTTTAAATCCCGGAAGTTCTAAATGACCGAAAAGATATTTTGATTTGATGTTAACAATATCTTCCCACTCATCATTAACTAACCAAGGCACAAAAGCAACATCATCGACGACAAGAGGTTCATCTACGAGCACAATATTAGGATATAGTGCAGCAAACTTCATTGATGTTACAGAACGGTTATCACGAAAGTATAAATCGTGATTTCCAACCATAAAATATGTCTTCTTAAACGAACTATTCAACATACCTAGCAATTTAATGCTATATTCGAGTGTCTGAGCATTGATTGTATTCCTATGGTGCATAAAGTCGCCCATAAAAATACATGTATCAACATCTCGACTCTTTGCTTCAGCTATTAACCATTCGGTATAGTCTATGCAATCGTCGAGATGTGTTACTGAATTATGCTTTAGACCGAGATGGATGTCACTGAAAACTATCGCTCTTTTAAAAAGTTGATTTGTCATATCTCCCACCCCCTAAATCCGCGATGAGTTTTATTTTCTTTTGTTTTTAATAATATACGATCTATTATGCACCCATATTCTCTACTGAATGCTGATTTACTATCGTATATTTTAATTGTCCCATCGACAAATTCTATCTTTACTTTTTTAGATACTTTTGCTGCACCTAATAATCCGCCTAGTTTTGCCTGTTCATCTCGAATTTCTTTATTTTTATTTCGTGATATAATCATTTGTTCTCTTTTCTTTTCCACTAACTCGGGATGAGATTTATAAAATTCGATAAGTGTCTCTGATCTTTTTTTATATACTTCTTCAGTATGTAAATGCTTCGTTAATTCGCGTCGTTCGTCATTAGTTTTATTCTTCCATTTTATATTATAATTATAGTCGGTCATTGTAAAACTATATAATTGCTTTAACTGGTTAATCTCATCTTCTGTAAATTGCGATAAATCTTGTCCTATACCGTCACCGCCACGGGTAGAATTATAGCCCTTCTTGTATGAATTATACTCATCTATCCAGTAAATCTCTTTAAATGCTAAATCGATAATTCTGTCAGAATGATCAATGATCTCGTATCGGAATTTATCTGGGCCTTTTCTTAGAGCCATATAGAATTTTGTATCTTTAGTGAGACAATCCCGTTTATGTGTTTTCCATCTATGTTCGAGATGTTCGAGATGTGTATCGAATCCGATATAGCAGAGATTATTTTCGACATTTGTTATTTTATAGATAAACATATTACGATCCAAAGTGTATAATGTTATTTATCACTTTGGATCACATTATTCGTTGTCATCTCTGGCCGCTTCCTGTGCTTCTTCTCTTAGTTGCCTAATATCTGCTTCGATATTTAACTGACGTGTAAAGCTAGGACTTGCTCCACTATCGATTAATAAATCATCGCGCAGATCTTGATTTTTCTTTTCTAAGTTAAGAACTCTCGTAAAGCTATTCTGTAAAGATTGTGTATAATATGAGAATGGATTATCACTCTTGGATTCGTCAAACTGTAAACCCATTTGCGCTAATTGAAGTAGAGCCTGCCCCTTCATTTCATCAATGTATGTATAACCGCGCCAGTTGCCACGTTGACCGTATTTGTTTACCATAAGGATAAACATCTTAGCAAGCTTATTAGTAATAGAACCGCGCTCTAGATTAAACTTTCCACCTTTGGAATGTGATCGGCCAACTTCTTTTGTAGTACCATTTTCAATAATATAATGTTTGAATGGGAAGAAATTTAATTTAACATGGCTATCTGCTGTGCTCTTTGGATTCTTCTTTCTACCGGGTGCAAGTGGAATATGTTCAAATGTTAAAACACGATATACTAAATCATCAACATTAATTGTATCAGGTTTAATCTTATATTCGGACATCTTTGGTCTCTCTGTCCTAGATGTGTTGTTAGCTACCGCTACAGCAAATGCAGCCGATCCAATTCTAGCTGCTCTGGCAGCTTTTGCTTTTTCCTGAACTTCGGGAAGAAATGCTTCTTGAGCATTATCTATGATAACATCATAGTCAGCATACTTCTGATCAGTATATTCACAGAAAGAATTCTTACTCTGGTGAATTTCCTTCAACATATCTTTGTTATTTAAGTAGTTAACTTTCTTAACCGGGAATATTGAAATAACCTCCGGTGTTTCCTCTTCTTCAAAATCTATAGAACCGATCATATTTTCTCCTTTAGAGCGTTCTGTACAGTATAACAAAAGAAGTTCGTAGAGTCAAGGGTTCCGTGATTAACACACCTGTTTATAACCAAGATAAATAAGCAGATAAGGGAATATATAAATGTCAAATCAAGATCAACGAGCACGATTACAACCGAAATCATTAGATAATGAAGAGGTTCTCGGCCCACGAGATCCTACAAATATTTTATTCCCTCTATGGTCAACACGTGGTGTCCTTTTTCCTTATACGCCGTCTGTTGCTACAGGCAACGTTGTAGAGTACGATCCTTCAAGCTTTATTCATTCAAACTATGGATATAATGCTTATGTTAGGTCATATCCGAAACCTATTAGTATTTCTGCGGAATTTACAGCGCAGTCAAATGATGAAGCTATATATTTATTGGCGGTGATAAGTTTCTTCCGGTCCGTTACGAAATCTTATTTCGGTGTTAACCCGTATGAGAAGGCAGGAACACCTCCCCCGACCCTTATATTTAACTATTTAGGTGATTATCAATTTAATAATGTCCCTGTTATTGTTAAGAATTTCGAATACACATACGAGGCAGATATTGATTATATTCCAATTAGTACAGCAAATAATCAAATATTCTCTAGCAATATTGGCGTAAATCTTCCGATTGGTAATAACGGTGGTTTCACTTGGGTACCAACACACTTAAAGGTGCAATTAGATTTGGATACTCAGTATATTCCTATTAAGATGAGAAATGAATTTAATCTAGATAAATTCCGCCAAGGTAAATTACTTAATAAGGGATACATTTAATGGCAACCAATTCTAAAGACACGAGTCAGTATCTATTGACCCCAGTTAAAAATTGGTATCTAGATCTATGGGTGCCAAGAACTATTGCCGCAAACGACTATGATAAGATTTTAGTCATACCGCCGGCATTTGATCAACGCCCTGACTTATTAAGCCAACAAGAATATGGCACTCCAAAGTTATGGTGGGTATTCTCTCTTAGAAATCCAGATCTTATAATTGATCCTATAAATGACTTTGTTTCCGGATTAGAAATTTATATTCCTAAAAACATTTTGAAGAATTAATATGCCAGTAGATTCACCGAAAAGTTTCATGGCGCCGCCTGTCACCACACATACCTATACACTTAATGGCAGAACTGTTGACAAGGCAACATATGATAAAGAATCTGCAGCATTTGATACTGCACACGGATTTACAACTAGCACACCTCAAGTCGGCCCAGCGCCAGTAACAAATGCATCATATGCTCCTGCACAGGCACCTCAAATTGTAAACGCTCCGGCAAGCACATTTAATCCGGCAAAAGATTCTCAATCGGCATATGCAAATATGGCATCGCCGATTAATAATATTAGTATGGCATTTACGCCCAACATATTAGATTACTATGATGTTTATACATATCATTGGAAATTATTTATGGTGCCTATGTCTGCTTCTGCATCCGGGACAGTTCTTAATACTGCTATTCAGTCGATTATTGCTGAAAGCGGTGTGTCTGATTTAACAATAGATAAGGTAGAAGTCTCGTGTATCGCCACCCCATCGGTAGAAAGTGGTTGCGGCACAATGACAAATGTTAAATTTGAAATTGTAGAACCATCGGGTGCAGGTTTATTAGACAAAATATTCTACGAAACAATTTCGCTAGGTTTAGGTAATTGGATGACTAGTCCATTTTATCTACAATTAGAATTTAGAGGTCGCGATCCAGAAACAGAAGCATCTGTTATCAATGGAGTAGATGGCGGAATCGGGCAGATGAGGTGGGTGTGGCCTGTTACTATATCTAAGTCAAAAATTAATGTGACACACGTTGGCACGAGATACGAATTTGAAGCAGTTTTGTATGATGAAAAAGCTCAAGCAAATGCATACTCTTCGTTATTACATAGCGTTACACTAAAGAATCTAGCAAAATTTAAAGATGCGATGGCGGACCTAGAAAAGAAATTAAACGAAGATGCGTATGAACAATTAATTGACAATTATAGCATACCTGATACATTTAAAATTATTGTAGATCCGATATTAGCTAAGATAGATCTAGTTAATCCAGATTATAAGAAGAATACTCAACGAGCATCCGATTGGGTCGATCTTTCAAAGAAGTCCGCAACATTTACACAAGGTACGAGTGTTGATAAGATTGTTGATTCATTATTGGGCAGTACATCGTTGGGCCAGGAATTGGTACAAGATTCTAAGACGCCTTCCGCAAAACCTAATACACCTCAAGAAAGCAAAGATCAGATGAAAAAGCTCTGGAGAGTTGTAACAGAGACTAAGCCTATTGCG